TGTTGCTTCGGCTTATTCAGATTCACTTGCTTCATCTTTGGTTAACAGATTTGATGTACTTGCTTCTGCTGTTACACAAGCTACCCTAAACGAGTATAAGCCTAATTTGATTCTACTTAACCCAACCGATTACGATTTGTTGATGAGAGAGAAAGATTCTCAGGGTAATTACTTGTTTGGTCCAGCGTTGTTAAACAACCAACCTATCTACGTACATGGTGCGAGAGTGGTAGCGAATACTGCTGTTTCATCTGATGATTTCTTTGTGGGTGACTTCGCAATGGGTGCTACACTTGGAATTAGAGAGGATGTAAATGTGTCTATTTCTGATAGCCACGCTTCAACCTTTACTGCTGGAATGGTTACTATCCTAATTGAGGAAAGAATCGCTCTACCTATCTACCGTACTGATGCTTTCATCTACGGAGATATGAGCAACGGACTTGCCCTTGGTTCAGCTTAATCGCTCTGCATAGTCTAAGCGATTGGACTTTGCTTTATAAGTGTCGGGATTGTATCTCGGCACTTTTTTTTTGATGAAATTGCAATGGAATGAAAAAAGTTATTTAGGTTTGTAGAAACAAAACAAGATGAAACAAAAAAACAATGTGATTTTTTTAAAAATAAAAAACACACAACTGACAGACTTAGCAGACTATGAAAAACAAATCAATAGGTTTAATCGTGTTTTTAGATATTTAGAAAAAAGAAAAGGAATTGAATTTTGCGATGTTAAAGTAGGTCTTTCAGGGACAGATTATGTTGACGGGAAAATTACAATAGCCCTTTATTACTAATGAACAACGCCGAAACAATAGCAAATTTTATTCACGTTTACGTTGCATATAGCGGCGAAACCGCTTTAATAGTATTCTCATCAAGTGATAAAATAGGCATGATGTGGATTGATGATAAGGAAACGATTAAAAACTACACAAAAGACCCTAAAGTTAAGGTGTTTAAACATACTAAATGAAACCAAAGAAACTATCAATATTGCTTTGCTCCGTACCGTCAAGGCTAAAGGAATTTAGTACAATAGAGGAAATATGCAGACAGGCAAGGGGGTTGCCTGTTGAGGTGCTTTATTTAGGCGATAATAACACAGTACCGACTGGAGAGAAAAGGAACTTTCTAAAAAAAATCGCGATAGGTAGGTACGTTGGATATGCTGATGATGATGATAACGTGCATGCTGATTATGTAAATGAGTTATTAGCAGCAACGGAGTTAGACAAAGATGTTATAACCTACAATGTTTACATAACTCAGAACGGCAAACCAAAAGAGCCTGTTTATTATTCTTTAGAGTACCCACACGATAGGAATGGCAACGGTGTTTACTATCGCATACCGAACCATTTAATGTTTTACAAGCGTGAGATAGCAATGATGGCAGACTTTCCGCCTATAACAATGGGCGAGGATTCAGCATGGGCAAAACAAGTAAGAAAATTCGCTAATTCGCAGCATCATATCGATAAATTTCTTTATACTTACATCGCAAACAACAAAACAAGTGAGTCAATTAAGAACATTGGGTTGCGTTATAGTAAGTAACGCTGTTACGCATGAACACCGCATGATGACACAGAAAGCAGTGGACGGGTGTAGAGATTCAGGGCTTCACACTACTGTAATTGTAGTCGAGAAACAGGATGTAATTTACTCCGATTGTTTGACTTTAAGACAGCCTGAGCCGTTCAATTACAATAGATGTTTGAACTTTGGAGCAAAGGCACTAAACACCGATTACGTTGCTTTTTTGAACAACGATATTGAGCCTTACCCAATGTGGGGACGAAACCTTATTGACGAAATGGAAAAGGCGGGATATGATAGTGGCAGTCCTAAATGTAGTTATAGGCACAAACGATTAGACGGCGTTCGATATGGCTATCAGATAGGATGGGACTTTTGCGGATGGGCTTTTGTTTTGTCAAAAAACGCCTTGACAAAAATTGGCAAGTTTGACGAAACATTTACCTATTGGTGCAGTGATAACATCGTAGCGCATCAATTAGAAACATCCGATTTAAAACACCTAATTACCTCAGCAAGTGTAGTTAATCACATTGGTAATAAAACAGGCGAAACACTCGATATAAACACCCTTTGCGATTACACATGGGGCGAAGCTAAAAGATTCAAAGAGATAACAGGAAAGGATATATTTCCGCCAAACGTGATTAGGCATAATATTGAAATATTTAAACAAACAAAATGACACAAAAACAACGGTACGAAAAAATTAATTCGTTAACAAGCAAACTTATCGAATTAGAAAAGGAATATAATTTGATTGCTCATGAGAGCAACATAGAAAGGCTAAATAAAGAATATAGCGGAAAATATTTCATGTTAAAAAAAGATGATACCATTTATCATTACTATATAAAACACGTTTTGGATGATAGGGTTTTTGTTGCGAATTTAGTTGTTCTTAGAACCTCTATAAAAGGCAAATATTTAACTTATAGAGAGAATGTAGATATAAATCTGCCGCTCTTTTCATTATCAAAAATTACTGTTGATGATTTTATAAACGCCAAAGAATTGTTTAAGCAATTTGCTAACTTACTATGAAAGACCTCGACATAGTATATCTAAGCTACAACAGGCTTTACTATACACAAATGACATTACCTCGAATACTTGACGAATGTAAAATGTCAGGTAGGTTCAATCGGTTATTCATTTATGATGACATGAGCAACGATGGGAGTTGGGAGTTTATCAACACGCTGGTATTGCCTGAAAATACCTACATCGAAAGGCGTAAATTCGGCAACTCAGTCGACCAAATGAATGATGCAATGCAAAGAAGTACGGCGAAATACTTTTACTACATTGGAAACGATATTTTGATGCCTGAGGGAATATTTGATTTTATGGCAGCGTTTATGGATAAACACCCTGAGGCAATTAGCACAATGATACAAGAGTGTCAAGGGTTGCCGTATATCAAAGATGAGGAGTTTGGCGAATATGGCTTCACTTCATCACTTGGCATTCATCAATCCAAGTGGTTCAAAGACCATTTGCATAGCGAAGCAAAGTTCTTCGGCTTTCAACCTTACCAAATGCGTAGAATGGCAGAGCGCGGATTGAAAGCACTTAGGCTGCATAACGTGGCGAATACCAATCTCGACATGAGTTGTTGGAATCAACAGGATTATTTTTGGCGATGCGGATGGGGGCGAAAGGGATTAGTGCCAAACGATAGGAGTGTTTTTAAATGTGAACATAAAAAATGAAAGTCTTAAACATTTGCCATGAAGACCACGCGAACTTTAGTTACGATAACTGCCAAGCGTTACGCTCTGTTGGTGTCGATGCTGAAAGTGTAAAGGTAAGGTCACACCCTTTTAGTTACGCTTTGCAATCGAGGTTAAGAACGATTGACGAAATAGAGCGAATGATTAACGATTACGATGTAATACAAATCATGCACTCTTCTATATTTCCATTCGAGATAAAGAAACCTAAAGTAGTTTGGCATACCGGAACGATTTACCGACTTGGGTACAACTCACTAAACGAAGTTTTCAAAGGCGTTAAGCCTATCATTGCGTTGGGCGAATTTGCCGAACTTTGCCCGAATGCAGAGTATGTTGTTGGGGCAATTAACGTGGACAAATACGTTCCGACATATACCAACGGAAACAAGTTCGCACACTACCCATCGGACACTTTGGTAAAAGGTACTTCGTACATCGTAAGAATGTTTAAAGAGATGGAAATTGAACTGAATTATTCAACCGAAAAAGTAAGCTATGCAGAGCAACTTAAACGAATGAGTGATTGCGACATTTACGTTGAACTATTCGCATTAACCCAACATAATAGACCCTATGGAAGTTGGGGAATAACAGCGTTGGAAGCCGCCGCGCTTGGTAAAGTAGTGATGACTTGCCACACCACTAAGCAAGTATATGAGCAAACTTACGGCGATAACCCTTTAATAGTAAGCAATGATGAGCAAAACTTCAAAGACAATTTAAAGGTGCTTTCACGTTACAGAGGGATAAAAGAGTTGAAATACGTTACTCGAAACTGGGTAGAACGCAATCACTCCTACCAAGCAACAGGCAAAAGGGTTAAGGAAATTTTAGAGAAACTATGATAAAAAAAATATTTTATGACACGAAGACAATTTTATTTAATACTTGGTTTAATTTGCGTTGCTTTGTGGTTAAGCATTTTGATACCACTACTCCTATGAATTACAGGGCTAAATTAATTCAGTTCAACTCAACTGAAAAATATAAAAAAGAGATGGAATTTTTATCCGAACTGATGGACTTGGAAAGGTCGGATAAAGTGTTAGATTTCGGGTGTGGCATTGGCACGTTTAGAAACTACCTAACCGATACCACGCGCGCGGATGTACGCGGTTACGATAAGATTTGCTATTTAGAGGACGAGCCTGAATGGTTCAACAAGTCCTTTTATTTTGAGTTCGATGTGGTTTACTTTATGCACTCGATAGCGCATATCGAAAATTTAAAATATGAATTAGATAACTTGAAAGACTTTTTAAGGGCAGGTTCGGAAATATATGTGTTAACGCCAAACCTTGACTGGATGCGGCGTTTAAACAACGGAAGCTACCGACCTGACCCTACCGTTGTTGCTCATTTTAACGCCAATAGTTTAGTAAAGGTGTTTACCGATAGCGGATATAAGGTCGAGTTTGTCGGTCAGATAGGGCAGTACTATCAAGGCTTACAGGAAAGGATATTTTTAAAAGCGGTTTATCAATGAAAATATTAGCACATATCCCATTATACTATCCGAACCATTGCAGCGGAGCGGAGGCAACGGCAAGGGATTTATTCAAAGCGTTAATCGATGCAGGTCACGAGGTACGAATTAACGTAGATTCGGGCAGGGTAGAGGAGTTTGAGGGTATAAAGATTACTCGATACAATCTAATCAACAACGAGAAAAAGCATTTATTAGACCTTTACAAATGGTGTGATGTTGTTTACACTCATTTGGGGTCGATTGGCTTTGTCGATAACATTACAACCTTTGCGTTAAATAAGCCTGTTGTATATTACGCTCACAATTCGCACCGTTCGTCAAGCGTGGCGCGCCGGAAACACTTTAGCGTTGTTTATAACAGTGAATGGGTTTATAAGGAATTGAAACCACACTATGGCAACCGATACGATTTGATTTGCTCCCCTATTGTGAACTTCGATAATTTGAGCAAGTCTAAAAAAGGCGATAAGATTACACTCATAAACGCCAATGATAACAAGGGTGGTGGTGTGTTTAGAGAGATAGCAAGGCGAATGCCAAAGGAAAAGTTTTTAATTGTTAAGGGTAGCTATGGTGAGCAACTTTTACTCGACTTACCCGATAATGTCGAGGTGGTTGAAAACACGCCAAATATATCAGAGGTTTACGAGCAAACAAAGATACTACTGATGCCGTCGCTTTATGAATCGTTTGGCAGGACTGCAATAGAAGCAAGTTGGTTAGGTATTCCTGTAATTGCCTGCCCGACAAAAGGGCTAACTGAATCGCTCGGAACGGAGTACGGCAACTTTGTTCTAAGAAACGATTTAGACGGTTGGGTTAATGAAATCAACCGAATAAATAAGAACTACAAAGCAGAGAGCGAAAAGGCGAAACAGATAGGGGTAAATGCGAATATTAAAATGTCTAATGACAAAGAAAATTTTGTTAAATTTGTAGAAAATATAGTAAAATGAAAGCATTAGTTACTAAAGATATTGCAACAAGTGAAGGTAGTGGAGTTATTAAGGCGGGGTCGGTTATCGAAGTTACTCCCGAATTATTTAAGCGTTATTTCGACATCGGTAAAGTGGTTGAAGTCAAAGAGGAAAAGGTCGCACGTTCAACAAAGGAACAAAAGTTCGTTGAGCCAAAGACAAAGACAGATATCGTTGAACCTAAAGATGTGGACTAATGTTACTAACTGACATAACCACTACTGTTGAGCCACAGGTTGAGCCTATAACGATTAAAGAGTTAAAGGACTATTTGAAACTTGACTACACCACAGACGACGCTATGTTAACGGCGTTAATCTGCACAGCAAGGCAATGGGCTGAAAAGTACACATCGAGGGCGTTTATTTGTCGCACTTTAAAAGCGCATTTTGAGAACCATAATGAGAAAGTAAGACTACCTTACCCTCCAATAAACAGCGTTACAACCGTTACGCGCGTGAGGGATAACGAGAGTAGCGCGTTAACACTAAACACAGACTACTACGTTAACGGTGTTGCTGATAAATACCTTACGTTAACTTCGCTTAGTACATCGAATGTAACTCCGGGTATTTCGCCACGTGATAATTTAAGAGCGTGGAATTTAGAAGTAACATTTATTGCAGGTTATGGTTACTCACGTGAGGATGTTCCAAGTGGAATAAGGCATGGCGTGTTACGTTTGGCGGCTTACCTTTATGAAAATAGAGATGAAGTTGAAGTAGGTACTATTGTAGCTAAAATTCCGTTTGGTATTCGAGCGATGTTGGACGCTTATAAAATTATATCTATATGAAACATATTTTAGATTGCAATGAACAAGAAATTCTTGAGTTTGTTATAAGAAAAACTTATAAAGACCATACCGTATTAATTAAACCAATAACAGACCATGTGTTTCCTTCTGACAACAAATTGAAACAAGAGTTGCACGTATTTTTTCATATGCACGCTGGGTGCGTTGTTAATTTAGGTCAAATATTACAAGAGGTGGCAAACGACGATGTTTTTTTTGAACATTGGATATCTGAAAGATTGAAATACGTCGCTAATTTTTTGTTAAAAATTTAGATGAATTACGGCAAGTTAGATAAACGCATAACGCTTTACACAAGCGATAACACAGCAACCGATTCAACAGGCTTTATCAGTGTTATATATTCGACTAAAACGATTTGGGCGAACGTAAAGCAGGAAAGTGCGGTAAAGAAAAACGAAAGCGGCAAGGTTGTTAACGTGGCAACTTTTAAGGTAACATTTCGTTACGACGCTTCGATAGTTAGCAACATCGGAAACTTTGTGATTTATTACGAAACAAAAGTTTTGATTCCTCAGACGGTTGAAAACGTAAGCGAAAAGGACAATTATATAATCGTAATGTGTAGTAATGGCGGCAACTGGAGTTAGTTTAGACGCGTCGGAGTTCTTTAAGAAGCTAAAGATATACTCGCAAACGGTATTAAAAGAAGCCGAAAAAGAAGTTGCAACAACGGCTCTATTGATTGAATCTGACGCAAAGGAAAAACGATTCGGAATGCCAACGGACACAGGGAGATTAAAAAACTCCGTTCACGTTATAACATCAAATTCAGATTCATTTCCTTATAAAGATGATGAGGGTAACGATTTTGAGGGAGGGTTAAACGGTACTGAATCGAATCTTAAAAACTTAGTTGTTGCCGTCGGGTCAAACGTAGAATATGCGTCGTATCAAAACGCTAAAAACGGCTTTTTAGAAAACGCAATCGAAAACAATCGCAATGACTTCAAAAAAAACATTGCTAAAATACTTAAAGGATGAAAGATGTTAGCACCACACTAAGGACGGCATACATTACCGCGATAACATCACTAACCGATTTAAGCGGTTCGGCTGTTACGTTATACGATAGAGTGCCTTCTACCGCATCGGACAAATACGCTTTCTTTGGTTCGTTTACTTCTATTGAGTGGACTGATAAAACAGGCTATGGCATGGAAGTTACGCAAACGATTAACGTGATTTGCCAATACACAATGAATGCCGGCGGGCAAAAAGAAATAGACCACATAGGAAATCAGATAGTCGGATTCATCCGCACGCGCACGACCTTAGACCTTTCGCCTGACTTTAACATGGTAACGGTAACAGTCGATAATATCAACAACTCCATGCGCGAAATAGACGGCGGAGTGGAATATTTAAAGTCAATTCGATTCAGGCATTTAATCAAAGAATTGTAGGCCTCATTTTTTTTTCAGACGTGTTTTTTTTATGGTTAAATTTGCTCAAACTTTAACACTAAAAAATTATGTCTAAAATTAACGGAACGCTTTACCTTGTGTCAGTAGATGGGGTATCGTTTGCTTACTCCACATCGGCGGAGTTATCAATAAATCAAGAGTTGTTTGATACAACTACTAAATCATCAGGCGGATATGCTGAGCATGGAAACGGTCTAAGAGATTGGTCTATTTCAGTTGAGGGGCTTGTTGACTTTTCAAGTTCATTTAACGTAGTTGGTCTCGACGGACTAATTGCAAACAGAACACAAGCAACGGTTGTATTTACCGATGGAGCAACAGGCGACAGAAAATGGACCGGCACAGCATCACTTGCATCGCTTACTATTTCCGCTCCAATGGAGGAGGCTGTTACTTGGTCAGGTGAATTAACCGGAACAGGTGCGCTTACAATGTCAACTATTTAATAACAACTAAAATAAAGCAATATGCAGAGCAGCGTATTTATTGGTGGTAAATTGCGTCCTTTCAAATTTGGAACGAACGCGACAGCTATATTCTGTAAGGAATTTGGGTGCAACTTAGGAGAGTTCAACACTATCTTTTCGCCTGAAAAGATGGCAAAGCAACAATTAAATGGCGACGAAATCGTTACGTTAATCTATGCGGGGCTTTGCGCGGGTTGTTACTCTTTGACCCAACAGCCTGACTTCACTAAGTGGAACATTGGCGACTGGATTGACGAACTGAAACCTGAGCAACTTGCCGCTATCTTCGAGAGTATCGGAGGAGGTGTGAAGCAAGGGACTAACAAAACGGTTGCAAAAAAAAAGAAGTAAACACCTCACTCAATTGGGATGAGGTGTTGAAACTTTCTTTTGAAGCTGGGCTTAGTCCGTCTGAGTTTTGGAACGCCACATGGGATGACATTTGGTTATTTATCGAAGCAGCCAATAATAGGGAGTTAAACGAATGGAAAAGGACGCGCGAAATTATCACAATGATATACAACACAGCGCAAGGTCGTAAGGGTAGGGCAAAGAAGTCAACGGAATTAATGCCGTTTCCTGATGAGATAAAAGCGCGCACAATAGACCGCGAAGAGGTGTTTAGATTAATGCGTGAACAGGGTTCTAAAATCGGAATTAACTTAGGTAAATGGCAAGTTTAGGCGAAATATTTGTAAAGATTGGGGTTGACGCGACGGCTTTTAATAAGTCGATAACGGGCGTATCTAAAAAAATTGAGGACTTAGGTTCTAAAATGC